GGCGATGCTGGATGGCAAGCTAAACATAGCCCATCTTACTGGTCTAGGGTTCAATGGCTTTGGCGTAACCCCTTTTATGGTTTTGAAGTAAAGACTTTTGACGGATCTGGCGGCATGAGCTATTCAGGCGATTTAAATTGCAACCCTACAAATCCAGGTCATATCCTAGTTAAAGGTCATGGATTGTGGCAATTTGTCTTATATAAGACTGTATTTAGCAAGTGTATATACTTGAACTTTGGCTGGAATATTAAAGCTCTTGTAGAACCAGGTTTTATTACCCCTGACCAATGGCATGACAACACCGCTTTAATTAAGAATTATCCAGCTACTTTTGCATTTTCACCAAGGATAATTTAATGTTTCCATTACCTACACTTTTATATGTCAAAATTGGCGTTGCTGTTGCTTTGTTACTTGGTTCTTTTGCTTGGGGTTGGCATATACGCAATGTGGACTTTGTTCAATACAAACTCGAAGTTGAGTCTACCGCCAAGGCGCAAGAGGCTCATGTCGAGTCAATCAAAAAACAACACGAATTAGTAACCAAAGGAATACAAGATGATTACGATGCGAAACTTGCTGCTGTTAGGAATTATTACAAGTCTACAAGCGTGTGGAACAACGCCAGTAGCAGTAAAATGCCAGGAATTTCCACAGCCCCCAGCATCTCTGATGTTGTCACCGCCTACAATGTTCTTGCTGGACAATGCGCTCAAACTACAACCCAAGCCGTAGAGCTTCAAAAGTGGATCAATGAACAGATTGGTATTAAATGAACGTTAACTTTGATAAAAGCCTTGCTTTTGTATTAAAAAGCGAAGGAAATTACGTTAATAATAGTCAAGATCCTGGAGGCGTCACTAATTTAGGCGTAACTCAACGAGTATTGGAAGAATGGCTAGGTCATCCTGTTGATGACAAAACTATGCGTAATCTTACGCCCGAACAAGTAGCACCATTGTATAAAGCTAAATATTGGATGGCTTGCTATGCCCCACAATTAAAGACAGGCGTTGATTATTTATTGTTTGATGCTGCTGTTAATATGGGTGCTGGTCGGGCTGTAAAGTTATTACAAGAATCTATGCAATGTGTTCCAGATGGGACTATTGGCCCACGCACTATGCAACTTTTAGATCAAAAAAAGCCTGAAGATATTGTAGAAGCTTTTAGTCAGCGTAAAATAAGCTTTTATGAAGGCTTAAAGACTTTTCCTGTATTTGGCAAAGGTTGGCTTAAACGAGTTGAAGATGTTAAACAAAACGCATTACAAATGATTGGAGAAGCAAATGGCAACTAATTTCAAAATTCAGGAACACAAACAAAAACCTACAAAAACAGGTCATTATGTTAAAGATTCTGAACATCGCACAGAAGATCGTATTGATCGTTTAGAGGCTAAATTAGACAAGCATATTGCTTTGCCTATGGAAAAAGCACATCATCCACATCAGGCAAGTCAAAAGGAAGCACCACTTCCTAATATGCGTAAGTATTAAAAAGGCTCTGTCAAATCGACACGCTTAAACATATTAATGGGGCAGTCGTAAAAAAGCTCCCCATTAGGAACATAAAAATTTTTGACCTCTATCAATGGACAGCCTTTTATCAAGTCTGCTTTTACCCAATAAGCATGAGATAAGTCGTGAGTTAAAGCAAAAAATAGAGTCGGCAGACCATTTAGAAATAGTTTGTCTTTGCGCTGCCCTATATGAATACTACCGTGTCGATCAAAGCCTTCTTGACGAACTTCTACCTCAAGCGCACCAACTGGAACATCTGATCGAAAAGCGATTAGATCAACTCCATACTTATTAGGGTTATCCCTACAATCAAATTCCCACTTCATGTTGCACCAGTCGCTTACCGCTTTACGAGCTGGCGCATCATATACATCGTGCAAATACTGATTAAACGGTTTATAGGCTGACATAACGCCAAAAACCATACGAAAATATAGCTAAAAACAATAAAGCCATAATAAAGCCATTAAAACCATCCACATTAGACGATTGTGGCCTTTGTATGGCAGTAGCATAGTCAGCATCTTTAAACGCCTCAGAAGCCGTTTTATAGGTTTTGCCAACCATTCCAAAGCTGCGTGTACTCATTCTTCACCAGCCATATCTTTTATTTTGGCATTTTTAACAAATTCAGCTTCGTAACAGTTTTCTTCGCTTTGTTTGCGGTCAATTTTTAATATATTAGCTACTCTGTCATTAAGCCTGTCTGTAAGATTTTCACAAACATCACGACAAAGCCATAATGTTCCGCTTTCAGGATTTTCTGTCATCTTTTCTGCAAGCAATTCCAATACATTGCCTAAACAACTAAGTTGATTGGCAATATTATCTAATTCGTTTGCCTCATCCCAAAGGTTCATTTTTCATCCCTCGCTGCCGTTGACCAAAGTTGTTCAATTATTTCTGTTGCGCCCATTTTTATTAATTCGTTTTTGTAAAACAAACGAGCTGTATATTTGCCTTTAATAAAACCAGTTTCTTGTCTAGTGCTTGGGCCAATATAGATGCCAGGATTGTTGTAATGAGGCACATATAAAACTTGACCTATTTTGTAACATTTATAAGACTTTGTTTCAGGTGTTGCGTATTCAGTTTCCATAACCATAATTTTTCCTTTATTAAAATCCATAACCAAACATTGCGCCCAACAACATACCCAGCATTACTACGCCAATCCAATCAATAATTTTCATAAATCCCCCTAAGTTAAAAGTATCAGGTCAAAGTCTTTTTAGTCGTTCGTCTGCGAGTAGTAGAGCTGAATAGTGTCGATGACCTGATGTAAATAATTTAATCGTATTTTTAACAAAAAAAATTGACCTAGGTCAAGAAAATGAAAAATAATTTGGGGTGGGGCTGACTCCTCACGGAAGGATGCGATGGTCGGGGGAAACCAAGCCAGCCCCATAAATTCTATAAACCAGACTTAATCTGGTAAAAACGCAATAGGTGAAAGAAGCATTTTAAACCTTTTTGCAAATCTTGTTCTTCTATTTCACATAATTTCACTTCATTGGTTAAACCATTAACAAACATAATGGCACACCTAGCATCCGATAAACCAAGCAATTCACGGTAAGCTGCGATCTGCATGATATGATCCTCGTATGGAACGACCTTTTCCAAAGGGACTTCTTTAGTCTTAAAATCGCAAACTACCCCTGGTATGCCCTTAACTTTATCGCCTTTAGCGTGTAAATCGACTTTCCCTGCAAAACCTAGCTCATGGCTAGCTGACTTCTCAGGAATCCACAATCTGTTCCCAAAAGCTACCTTTAGTTCCTTTTCGGCATTACGGCAATATTCAGGTATAGATTCAAGCAAAATGCCATCAAAGAACGATTCTAGAATTCCATGAATATATGTTCCTCTATCGGCTGCTTCTCTGCCTTGAGCTTTAGAATCATTGACTACACGATCAAGATAATCGGTTTCAGATTCGTTTTCTTTGCGTGGTAGCGTTAAGGCTGCAAGGATAGCCTGCTGCTGAAGCCAATTCTGCAATCCTGGTTTTGCCGCCACGCTGAGAATGGTAGTAACGCTCGGTAAAAGGCCCAACTTCTTTGCATCTCGCAAAGTTGTGTTACGGACTCCTTTTCCATCTGCTCGTTCAATGGTATAGAAAGGATTTCCTTCTTTGTCATACCAATGCCCACCTTCACTTTTGTTCTCTTGCATTTTTTCTTCCCCGTTTTGGTTTTACTTCATCCGTGTTTATATCATAATGCGCTTGTGTTTCGTTATACACAAACTCTATTGGCGCATCTGGAACAATCTTTACCTCATACTCTGCTGGTATTTCTTGACCGCACCAATCTGATGGCATTTTATTAACAACCACAGGATTAAGCTTACAAGCTCCCATCATGTCATTTTGATTAAATACAAAAAACTTACAGGCTTTACAAGTCATATACCCTTGGCGTAATTAATAATTGTTGTTGTATCTTCTTCAGATGTGCATAAGTCCGCAGCAACGTGCAGAACCGCCTTAATAACTGCTGCTAAATCTTCTGGTGAAAAGCTAATAAGTTGTTGTTCTTCATCAACCCCAACTCCATGCCATACTTTTTCCGTGTATTTAGTATCAATAATGTCTTTAATTTGGTTCTGCATGATAGCTCCTAGAATGGTACAGAATCGTCTATAAACGGATCAGACTTTGGTAATTCATCTGAGCCAGCAGCTTTAAAACCTACAGGCATTTTTTCTTTGCCGATTGAAATGCTAAAA